GGCTTCAAAGCCTTTCCTAAGCGATGGGTAGCTGCGCTTGCCCCGGCACTGCATGCCGAACTGGACAAGCTGGCCAAGCTGGCCTATAGCAACCGAAAATAACAAACAAGGCCCGGAGCTTTATAGCTCCGGGCCTTTGTGCCGCGTGTAAATCAGTAGTCCCTAAATGGACACTGCTTGCAGATTTCCTGCCAGCCTTGTTTGTGTTTGAAGCGCTCCGGGATGGCCGCTTCATTGTTTCCCTGGTTTTCCATGCAATCGACAGGATCTATCCATGTGTCCACGAGGGGGCACTTAACGCGCACCGCGACACCGAATTCGTCGGGCTCATATTCAATATTCCCTAAATAAGCCATTTTGTTCAAGTGCCTCCATTAGTGCTTGTGTACTGGCATCGTATTCGGCTTTGCCATACGCTGTTCGTATTTCTTTCTTTAGCAGGTCTACGTAAGCTACACCGTTTTGGCTGTAGTAACGCTCGAAGCGCCCGTTCCATACCGTAACCGAGATCGCGGCCTGTTGAATGAACTCTTTAGCCTGTGCTTCGCTTATGTGGTGCTGCCTCTCCTGATTGACATGGGTGTCGTCAAATGAAAGCTCTGCCAAGTCCAGCTCTTTGGGTGTCAGATGAATCTGTGCTTTTTGTGGCAGATTTCCTGCGGTTCGCAAATTTTCTATCAGTATAGCATTATTTTGTTCGGCCTGCAAGCGCCTTGCTGCCCACACAGCGCTGCTGGCCTCGCTGCGTCCGAAGCCGGGCACGGTCTCCCGCAGCTGCTGCTTGTGTCGCCCGGTCTGCTGCAAGAAGTCGTCCAGCCTGCCCCTGGCGGCGGCCAGGCGGCCCGCTGCGGCGCTTTGCAGGTCAGCCTGATTAGTTTCCTTGGCGAGGACGTACTCGCGCTTCCAGCGCCGGATCTGGCGCTCCAGGGCGCGCTGGCGTCGGTCGGCTTGCTCCTCGGTCAGCAGCTGGCCGTTGTACGGGAACTTCGGGCGGTTGTATTCGTCCAGCATCTCCTGGGTGTATGCAGGCTTGCTGATCCCCGGCCAAAACGGATGCCAGTTGTGGCGGCAGTTGGCCCCGGCAAAACCGCGCACGTCGCCGTAACCGATATCATCCAGCGTCAGGTAGCCGGGCTGGCCGGAAAGGCTGACCAGTTTGCCCTGCCACCAGCTGTGGTTCGTGAAGTCGGCCTGGCCGTCGCCTGTTCGGGCACCGCCGTGGGCAGTCAGCTCCATGATATCCACGTCCATGCTCTCCGCGTTATGCTGGCTGATATCCATGGCGGTCTGGTTGATGCCAGTGCGCATGGCGCGAAGCACTACGGTCTCTAGCTTATCCGTGTGACCGCTGGGGTAGGTGATCGCATCAACCCCAGAAGCCGCAAGCTCCTTGATGCTCCGGCGGACGACCTGGTCATAGCTGAACGCGCCGCTGGCTACGCTTAGATGCCCCTGATCGAGAAGCCGGCCCAGCTGTTCCTGTACAGCAACCGGTAGGTTATGGTTTCCCATTAGGGCGCGTGTCTGGGTCAGGTTGTACAGCGTATTCATGGTGCGGCGGTATCCGCTCTGCGCCAGCTGCTGGGCCACGGCGCTTGTGCCGATGCCCTCCGGCTCTGGCTGCCCTGCGGCGCGGTAGAAGCGGTTGTCCTGCTCCTCGGCTTCCAGCATGGCTTGGGCGAAAATGGCAGCTACCTGGGGTGCTGCGTCCGCCATGAGCTGCTCCATGCGCTCTGCCAGGTGTTTGCGGCTGGCACCGAGAGCCTGTGCTCGCTCGGCCTGCCACTGGGCCCCCTCGGTCATGTAGTTGGCATTGGCAATTCGGCGTGCTATGTCCAGGAGGATGCCCAGCTCCAGGTCGTCAAACGCTGCCGCGCACCGCTGGGCGTAATCCTCGACCTGCTCTGGCCTCAGCAAGGCTCCACACGGTGCTTGCCGCCCTCGATGGTAATCTTATACCCTAACCAACGTAGAGCGTCGCACGCGCCCTCATAGCGGCTCCAGGCGGTCATGCTGCGGGCAACCCCCGCATTCAGTCGGAGCTCATCGAGCTTTTCCGCTGCTCTTTTTGCCGGAGCTGGATTTTTGGTCGTTTTGGCTGCTGCCATTGGTAAGCACCCCCTGTAAAATGTCGGTCGCCATGGATTCCTGCTGAATGGCGGCAATGGCCTGCTGCGCAGTGGCTTCATCCTCGCCATAGAAATGCTGGCGGTATTCTACCTTGCTGCGCAGGCCGAGCTGGAGCTCTGACTGCCACTGCACCATTTCGGTCTGCCGATCGATGATGATGGAATCGTCCCACTTGAAAGAAATTTCAGGCGCACCTGCTCCGGCAGGCACGGTATCCAGCTGATCTGCCCAGAAGTCAAGGGCGGCAATCAACCCACGCAGTGCGTCCTCCAGCGCGGCCTGAATATCACTGACGGTCGCGTACAGCTTTTGGCGGCTGCTGATGATTTCGGTTGCGGTCTTTTCGGTCTCGGCGACTTGGGAGAGAACGCCGAAGCTCAAGCCGCATTTACTCTCAACATGCCGCAGATACTGGTTCAGGCCACTCAGATAGTTGCCATCGCGCAGGCTGGGGGCGAAAATCTGGTAAAAGGTTCCGCCGTCTGCAATGCCCGTGTTGATGTTCATGCCGCGGAACAAACGCTGGGCATGTTCCGGAGCGCGTTTGTTGAGCGCCTGGGCGGGAACGCCAAAGCGGCGCAGGCTTTCTTCGTCGGAGATAGGGGCACCGTTTTCGCCGATGGGGACGAGGTAGTTTTCATCAACGTCTACACCAAGTTCGCCGCCCTCGTATTCCCAATCCAGGCGAGTGAACTGGACGTCGGCATCGATAATCTCCGGGATGCCTGGCGCAAAAATGGCCGCGCCCAGCTCATTGTTGGGATCCACTGTATTGACAATGGGTGTGACGAAATAACCGCAGGGCACTTTATCCAGCCCGGGCAGGTAGGCGATGGGTTCTACGTCTTTCCACTCTGGACGGGCATCCAGCCCGATGGCGGTGCCCAGCTCGTTGTGGGTGCTTCCCACAAAAGCCAGGTTGATAACCTGTACACAGGGGTATTCTGCCGCAGCCGCAACGTCGCGGGCTTCCAGGATGTCGCGCTCCTTGTCGTGGTAGTCCTCCGGGCCGAGCAGGACGTGCATCCACTCCAGGCGGTTGTACACGTTCTTGCTATCCTGAATGCGGTTGACGAATACCACTTCCGTCAGCTCGCCGTCGGTGTTGGTGCTGATCGGGTAGATGCTGTCGGCACTTACAAAGCTCACCCCGATGTCGTTTCCGGCCTGGTAGGGCTTCCAGGCGCCGCTGCCCAGGGCCAGGGCCACGGACAGGATTCTACGCCTGCGGGGGCTCATGACCTTTTGCATTTTGCGGTTGATCCAGTCCGCGCGCTGGCTGCCCTGGACGTTGATTTCCAGCTCCAGCGTGGTAAGCCGGGCAAGCTCTGTACAGATTGCAGCAGGCAGGCCCAGGGCTTTGGTATCCGGGTTCCGGTCGCAGGCTTCTCCCTTGATGGCCACGCGGTACCAGTTCTCGATGGCGGCCTGCTGCTTGTCGGTCATGAGGGTCTGCACGCCGAGCTCTTGTTCAATCTGGTTAAAGTCAATCATGCGTTTCGCACTCCTCGTTTCTGCCATATCGGTTCCATGGCGTAGCGTACCATGTCGATGCTGTGGTTGTCCGCGTCGATGTAGGTGTTTTGGACTTCCTGGGTTTTCTTATCGATGGGATACTCGTACTCGCTGAATTCCCGCGCGGTATGCGGGCAGCGCACGGGGTCAATGACAATTTTGGCGCGGCTTTGCAGCCATTTCATGCCGTCCGTTACGCTGGTACCGCCATGGGCGCTGTACTTATGGCAGCCGCGCAGACCGCGAAAGCCCAGGTCCCGCAGGGTTGCAATGCTTTTGTTGCCTGCGCTGTCAGCAATGATTTCCTTGTTCTTCCACGGTTCCAGAACGCGGGCCAGGTCTTCATCCTTTTCGCGGGTGGCGCGGTGCTCGGCAAAAATGTACAGGGTCCGCTTGGGGCTGCTGTAGGCCATCTCGCCGAAGTGGTTCGGGTCCGGGTACCAGCCCCAGTCCAGGCCGCAGTAGGTCCGGTCAAACTGCGAGATTTCTTCGCGCGAAATTTCCCGGATTTCCAGGTTATCAAATACCTGTGTGCCGCACCCCACCACCTCGCCCAGGTATTCATGCGCGTAGGCGATGGGGTCCCGCTGTTTTAGGACCTCGGCTTCGTCAAAGAACTTCGGACCCAGCCAGTCTGCGGGGGTGGTCAGGTAGGTGGTATGATGCCGGAACTGCCGGGGCTTGGGCTCCCGCTTGTAGCGGTTGACCCAATGGCGGGCCATAGCAGGGGAGTTGAAGGTCTTGAAGGCAAAGGCGAAGGGGCCGCCGCGGAATACAGACTGTTCGACGTTTCGGATTTCTTCCTCTCCGTCGTACTGGTCGAATTCCTCAAAGTGGGCCACGCCAAAGTAGCCAAACGGTGCGGCCAGGGATTTCAGCTTGCCGGGGTCGTCCAGGCCGTAGAACTGGATGGTCTGCCCGGTGGGCAGGTACTCCAGGGTGTAGGGCTTCTTGGTCTGCTTCCAGAGGTGGCGGATGCCCATGCGGTCAATGACGCGGTTGTATTCCGGCCAGACGGAGGTCACGATGGTGTTGGCAACCTTACGCAGGACGACGCCGTGGATGTCCGGCACCCGCATAATGAGCAGGATGTGCTCGGTTGCGGCAAAGGTGGACTTGAGCGAACCACGCCCGCCGTCGCCTAGGTACTCGGTGTAATTGCCACTCCATACCGCGGTGTGGGCAGCGTAGTACTCAGGAATGATCAGGCTGGTCAGCCGTACCTCCGGATTGCTGCTGATCGGCAGTGTCCGGCGGTTTCGTTGCTGGTATGTCATCGATGAATACCACCTTTCCGCTCATGCCCCGCAGCTCTGGGTGCTCACTCCAGCGATCAGGGCACTTATTTTTGAGATAAAAACAGATCGCGCCCAGGTCGCCCTTGGATGCTTTCTGAAAAAGCGCGTTCTCCACGATGGCGATGGAGGCTTCCCGACCATTGTTGAACGCAACCCCGATGGTAGCCGGGTACTTGGCAATCCAGCGCCGCAGGGTTCGTGGGGCGATGGGCACGCCGCGCAGACGTTCCATATTGGTGCAGATTTCTTCCTGCGATAACCCCTGCTGCGCCCAGCTCTGGAGGAGCAGAAGGCCCGTGGGGTCAGTCCAGTCCTCGGCCTTTGGGCGTTTTTTCGGCAATGCTCACACCTCCTCCGTAGCGGCGTTCTGTGGGGTCTTAGTGTTTCTGTGGGTAACTTGTCGCATCAGTTCAGTTTGACCGCCTCACGGCCCGTGAACTGCTGCCAGCGGTCGATGATGACGTCGGCGTACTGCGGGTCAAACTCCATCGTAAAGCAGCGGCGGGTCATCTGCTCGCAGGCGATCAGCGCGCCGCCCCCCCCGCC